TGATGTTTTTGATGGTTGGGGTAGTTGGTACATTTATGATGAAAATAATAAAACTGCATCAAATATTCAATTTAATGCTGGAATAAATGGTGCTGATGGTACAATATATGAAGAAACGACTTCTAATAGTGTATATCATAATAAAGATTTTAGAATAAGACATGGTTGGGTTGACCAAGGTATTTTTAGATTAGATATACTTTGTTATGATGTAAATTTTGTATTTAGTGTAGGTCATTGGGGAAATATGGGTTCAGATGGTTCTAATCAACAATTTCTATTAAAAAGTCCAGGAAATCAATTACCAGGATCAACCAATAGAACACTATTTTATCTTTCTAATCAACAAACTCATTCTTCAAATGAAATTTTTTCTCTTTATTGTATACCAAAAGTAGTTGATCAAAATGTTGGTGCTTGGAATAGTACTAGATTTTTTGGCGGTATACATGGTACTGATGATTTATATATGTATGTTAAAAGTATAACTCATGGTGTCACTTTTTATTATGCCAAATCTTTAGACCAACAAGCTGCAATATCTGCAGATATTGGAAAAAGTAGTGTTTATACAGCTTAAAGGATAAAAAAATATGCCATTATTGGGAATGATAGGAGCAGTTTCTTCAAGTTCATTTGGGAGTGGCCTTTCTACAGATGGAGGTGGCACCGCTGCTAGTCAAACTGATTATTCAGGGTTATTATCATTAATAGGTTTAGGCACTAATATTGATTGGTTTTATACATCTATGCCTTCAGGTCCAAGAACAATGCAAAATTATATTCAAAGTTTTGGTAAGAGCGGTGCATCTGTAAATAATGGTAGTTCTCTATGGAATAATGGTCATGCTACTCTTGCCAGGGTCGATGTATATGGATGGCATGGTTATTTTAATTATAGTGGTAATGATGGTAATATTAGAATTTTTAGAGGTGATGGTGGGTATGATTCTAATGATTGGGCAGTTTTTGACTTTTATCATGCAAACAATCACGATTTTGCAGGTAATGTTAATAATGCTTCAGGTCGATATTCTGGTGGTGAATATTACTCAGGTGGATCAGGTGGAAATGGAAATTTTCATAACAATAATTCGAGATTAAGATTATGGGGATTCAGTGCATCAGGTGGTGGTTGGAATTTATTATATGAACATGGTATGAGTAGTAATGGTGGTACTTCACATTCAAATCAAAATGGTCATTGGTATTCTACAGGTAGTACAGTATCGTCTGGACAAGGTAAAAGAGCTGCTTATGATACTCTGGCAATAACTGCTTTTGGTTTTACCGCAACTACCCAATAAAAGTTTTGTATAAATAGTATAAAAACTGGAGTAAACTATGAATCCAAATTCAAGGGCAAAATTAATACAATATTGTAAACGGAGACTTGGTGAGCCAGTTATCGAGGTTAATGTTGATGAGGATCAAGTAGAAGATAGAATAGATGAAGCCTTACAATATTACAGAGAATATCACTATGATGGTACATATAGGATATTTTTAAAACATTTAATTACAGCAGAAAATGTAACAAATGGTTATGTTCAAATCATGCCAAGTATTGTGTATGTAAAAAGAATGTTACCTATTGCATCTGTTTTTGGTCATTCAGTTAACTTTTTTGATATAAAATATCAAATGATGTTAAATGATATTGCGGATATGAATAATTTTGCTGGTGATTTGGCATATTATGAACAACTGCAACAATATCTTTCAATATTAGATATGAAATTAAATGGTACACCACAAATAGAATTTGCCAGAAAAGCTGAAAGATTGTATATATTTGGTGATTGGGCAGATAAAGATATAAAAGAAGGTGATCATATTCTCTTAGAAGTTCAGGCAGAAGTTGATCCGGAATCACATGGTAAAGTATATAATGATCTTTGGTTAAAACATTACTCTACAGCATTAATAAAAGAACAATGGGGTTTAAATCTTATGAAATTTGAAGGTATGCAACTACCTGGCGGAGTAATCATAAATGGTAGACAATTATATGATGATGCACAAGGTGAAATACAAGCACTCCAAGAAAAATTAAGATTAGAATTTGAATTACCCGTAGATATGATGATGGGGTAATTAAATGGCCGTAAATTTAAATATTCGTAGTAATGTAAAAAAAGAACAATTATTATATGAAAATTTAGTAATAGAAGCTCTTAAAATTTATGGGCAAGATGTTTATTATTTACCAAGAGATATTGTAAACGAAAACAGAATTTTTGGCCACGATGTGCCATCTCGATTTAATTCATCTTACAAAATAGAAATGTACATAGACAACATTGAAGGTTTTGATGGTGAAGGTGATTTATTTACAAAATTTGGTGTTGAAATACGAGATGAAGCCACATTTGTTGTTTCTCGTAGAAGATGGAAACAAACAATAAAATACACAGACAATGAAATTAATTCTAATAGACCTAGAGAAGGTGATTTAATTTATTCTGAAATGTCTAATAAAATGTTTGAAATTACCCATGTTGAACATGAACAACCATTTTATCAATTACAAAATGTACCAGTATTTAAATGTAGAGCACAATTATTTGAATTTAGTGATGAAGATTTTGATACAGGTATAGAAAGACTTGATGATATTGACAAAGATTATGCGTACACATACAATCTAATATTACAAAATAATACTGATAGAATACGTCAAGGTATGACGGTTACACAGATGTTAGATAGTGCACAAAATCTTTCAATTACTGGAGAAGTTTCAAATTATAATAATACAACTAAGGTATTAAGTTTAATTCATGTTGGTGCAACAGATGGTAAATTTCATAACTTTATAACAACAAGAACTGTTTCAATACCAGGCGTGGGCGGATTCGGTATAACGTCTGTTACTGAAGATAATAAAATATCTAATAACGAACAAAATGATGATTTTAGTACACTAACCGATTTCTTAGACTTTACTGAAAATAATCCATTTGGTGATCCGGAGAATAACTAATGAGTGATGATTTTTTTGATTTTGGATTTACAGCGGTAGATGAAGAAGAATTAGAGGCAGTTCAAACGGCCACTAAAAAAGCTGAATCTGTTTCAAGTACAGCCAGTGCAGCAAAAACTAAATTAGATAATCTATATAACGCCATAACGCCACTTTTAAATAATTTAAAAAAGAATCCAGAAAAAGAATACATACTTTGGCCTGATAGGTTAACCAAAGTTGAAGCATTTGAGGATCATTTACAGAAAATATATAAAGGTTAGTTATGTTTGGTTCACATTTTTATCACGAAAAAACAAAAAAATGTGTGGCCATATTTGGTCGGTTGTTTAATAACATTTATGTTATTCGTAAAAATTCTAGCAATAAAGTAATTAGTCAAGTTAAAGTTCCTTTATCTTATTCACCAAAAGAAAAATATTTAGAAAGAATAAGAGAAAATCCAGATTTAAGAGAAAACACACAAGTTGCAATAAAACTGCCAAGAATGTCTTTTGAAATTACTAGTATTAATTATGATACAACAAGACAATTATCAAAAATGAATAACTTTACTGCTGTAAGTTCGGTAATAACTAAAAGACAAAAATTTAATACTGCAGTGCCTTATGTTATTGGTTTTCAATTAAATGTATATGCAAAAAGTCAAGATGATGCTCTTCAAATTGTAGAACAAATATTACCAACTTTTAATCCACAATATACATTAACAATTAAACCATTTATGACAGAGTTTCCTAATTTTAAAGAAGATATACCTATAAGTATTGCAGGAGTTGGTTTTACAGATGATTATGAAGGTGATTTAGGTTCGAGAAGAACTATAGTATATACTTTAGATTTTGAAATGAGAACAAATTTTTATGGATCAGTGCCAACTCAAAGTGTTATTAGGAAATCTGTGGCAAAAGTATTTAATCCAACTATTGGATTTGTTGATTCGGATAGAGGTATTCTAGTTGATTCTGATGTAAGATTAGAAACAGTTGTTGTAGACCCAAATCCAATAAGTTTAATAGGTCTGCCAGATAGTGATTTTGGTTTTACAACTACTATTTTTGGCTCAGATAGTGATGGAGGCTTCGGAAATTAATGAAACATATGAAAGATATAACAGTATTAATTATGGTTGTAGGTTTGATGGGTCTGCTAGGTTTAATAGTAGTAGATGAATTTATGATGGCATCACAACATGGCGGGGAATTAGATCCAAATATAATAGAATTATTACAAATGTCAATAACTGGTATTGTTGGTATAGTTGCTGGTTATATATCAGGAAAGGGAGACCGATGAAAACTTTTGAAGAACTAAGAGAAAAGGGCCCTGGATTGTGGGCAAATATACACGCTAAAAGAAAACGTGGCGAGAAAATGAGAAAGAAAGGTGAAAAGGGTGCACCATCACCTGAGGCTATGGCTAAGGCTCAAGCTGCAAGTGAAGAATTAAAACATACTCATGCTGCATTAGATAGTAAAGGTAAAGTAGCTGGAATGTCATCAAACGAAAAGGGTGCAAAAGATATTGCTCGTAGACACCGTGGAAAGGTAGTTACTTTAACAAAACCTATTTCACAGAAAAAGGGTGATAAAATGATTAATAGATACTTACCAGGCAACATGGATAAGTTTCCACCAAATACTAGTGCTACTCAAGGTAAACGTATGGAATCAGTTCAAGAAGCCGAATATCAAGGTAGAAAGGTAACTCTAAATAAACCTGTAAATACTGGTACTGATGAACCAGGAAAATCAAAGGTTTTTGTAAAAGACCCATCAAGTGGTAATGTAAAGATGGTTAGATTTGGACATCAGGGTGGTGGTGTTAACAAAGATTCCAAAACATTAACTATTAAAAAGAAAAATCCTGCCAGGAGAAAATCATTTAGGGCAAGACATAATTGTGATAATCCAGGACCAAAAACGAAAGCGAGATACTGGAGCTGTAAAGCTTGGTAATATAAAAAAATGAAAGATGATAAAATAAAAAGTGATTATGAGTATTCACGTGATACTTATTATGAGTTATTAGAAAAAGGTAAAGATAGTTTAGAAACTATGATGCAAGTGGCCAGAGAGTCTGAACACCCAAGGGCATTTGAAGTACTATCTAATATGATAAAAAATTTATCAGATGTTAACGATAAATTAATGGATTTAAATAAAAAAAATAAAGATATGGAAGAACCATTAAAACAAGTTGAACATCAACAAAACAATATATTTTTAGGATCAACTGCTGATCTACAAAAATTGTTAAAAGAAAAAGATGAGAAAATTGTAGATGCATCAAGTACAGAGCTACCTAGGGAATCCTAATGTAAAACGTGATGGTGTTATACAAGAATGGACTCCTAATTTAGTTGATGAATATTCAAAATGTATGAAAGACCCCACATATTTTGCAGAAAAATATTGTAAAATTATTTCACTTGATAAAGGTTTAGTACCCTTTAAACTATATCCTTATCAAAAAGAAATGTTTAATCAATTCGAGGAGAATAGGTTTAATGTCGTTCTCGCATGTCGTCAATCTGGTAAGTCAATCAGTGCCTGCGCATACTTATTATGGTTTGCACTATTCAATTCAGAACAAACTATTGCAATTTTGGCAAATAAAGGAGCTGTTGCGAGAGAAATGTTATCTCGTGTCACACTCATGTTGGAAAATACTCCGTTTTTTCTACAACCTGGCAGCAAAGCACTTAATAAAGGTTCCCTTGAGTTTTCAAATAATTCTCGTATCCTCGCTGCTGCTACTTCCGGTTCTTCTATTCGTGGCCTTTCTGTTAATCTATTATACTTAGACGAGTTTGCATTTGTAGAAAAAGCTTCTGAATTTTACACTTCAACTTATACAGTTGTTTCTTCTGGTAAAGATACAAAAATCATTATTACATCTACAGCTAATGGTATTGGTAATACTTTTTACAATATATGGCAAGGCGCTGTACAGGGTATAAATGAATTTAATTCATTTCGTGTTGATTGGTGGGATGTGCCAGGACGAGATGAAAAATGGAAAGAATCCACAATAGCAAATACTTCACAACTACAGTTTGACCAAGAATTTGGTAATACATTTTTTGGTACCGGTGATACTTTAATTGACGCAAAAACATTAATGGAGATGAGAGCAAAACAACCTCAATTAATATATGAAAATGGAAGTCTTTTAATATATGAAAAACCCATCAAAAAACATGATTATGTAATGTGTGTTGATGTTGCTAAAGGTAGAGGACAGGACTAT